GGATATCTGTAAAAATTATGTGAAGCTGTGCAGGGATAAACTGATAAGTAAGGTAAGGATGAAATATCACTCGGAATTATTCTTTGCAGAAAGGTATGGAAGATATTTTGACATAGAGGTACTGAATATCCGGGCAGAAAAGCGGGAAAGCCGGGATTTGATGCAGGATTTGCAGGATATAAAAGAGGGCATTCGTATATACCATGCATCTGATGAGGAAAAGAGAAGGAAGGAAGAGAAAAGAGAACGGCGGCAGCAGGCGAAAGAAAAGCGGATTGCTGCTATAGAGAAAAGGATTCTCTCAGTTGGATATGGCAACATGGATACCTATGAGCAGAACAAGGCTTGTAAACTGCTTGGATTTGGCAGGATTGATGAATTGGAGGCGATCAGGGAAGAAAACATAAAGGCAGAACAGGAGAAACCTGTGCAAATGTCTCTTGCGGATTTCATGGAAATGTGAGGTGATCAAACAGATGAAGGTATATATTCTCGGAAATAAGGAGAATAAGAAAAGCTTTGAAGAAGCAGAGCAGTTTCTGAGGCAGAATGGGCACGTTCCAATAAATCCGGTTAAAATTGCCTATGCTTTGCCAGAGGAAATCAATAATTCTGAATTAACAGTGATACTTTTCGAGGTAATCAAAGTATGCGATGCCATTTATCCGTTGGATGGATGGGAGAAAGATTTATTTGCGAGGCTGGAAATGGGACATGCGGAGCGGACGGAAAAGGAAAATTTATTGTCAATACTATACAGGTCGGGGATTGCGAAGGAAAGGAGGAATAAATACCATGAGGTCAGATAATCCGTTTGGAGTGTGCAGAAATTGTGGCAAGCAGATTATGTGGATTAGGACAAAGGCAGGAAAGAATATGCCGGTGGACCCTACCATGATAAGCTACCGCAGACCAGAGGCCGGGAAGAAAGCAACCGAGAGAATTGTTACCTTTGCTGGAGAAGTAGTAGCGGCAGACAAGGTAGACAGCAGCCAGGCAGAAGGCACCGGCTACATATCGCACTTTGCCACCTGTACTAAAAGGCGCAGGTAAAAAAGAAAAGCCGCCCCTTGCGAGACGACTCAACCGATATAATGAGTATAACTCGTATTTGCGAGAAAGTCAAGGAGGCGACATTATGGCAACGGATAAGACTGAGAAAAAAATTTCCATGTATGTTTTAACGCAAGAGCAGATAAACAAAATTGCTGCAATAGCGGGGGAAGAGGCAGTGAAGCGGCTCTGGGCAGAGCAGGTAAAGTCAGAAAAGAAACGGGCAAGGGAAGAGAACAAGGTCAAGAAGACTAAAAAGATGCTCAGCTCGTACCGGCGAATCAAGGCTACGCTGTCGGACGAGGCAGAGTTCACGGAGGAAGAACAGATTGAACTCCGGTGGAAGTTTATACAGGATCTTATGGGAAACGCAAAGGAAACTGTAAGCCAGTCTGAGAGGACGATTAAGGACGAAGAGAAGCGGAGGCAGGAGGATTTATACTGTATCTACCGCATAGAAAAAGCAACGGAAATGTACCGGGAAGAGTGCGAGAAGTCCGGAAGTGAAGAGGCGAAGCGCCGATACAGGGAGTTTAGCATGATGTATCTGGAGGAAAAGCAATACTCGGTGCAGGAGATTTCGGAAGTAGAAAACGTAAGTGATAAGACGGTCTATAAGGACTTAGGGATAGCTTGTGGAATAGTGGCTGTTTACTTGCTTGGGATATGAAAATGATTTGAAAGAGGAAGATAGATAAAAACTATCTTTCTTTTTTTGCAAATGAACACAAAAAGTAGTTTTTAATTATTGATTTCTAATATTTCATTTAATGATAATTTATGATAAAATAAATAATTAGGAGTTTAACAAACTTCTGTGATAAATTTACATAGTAAGGAGAAAACTTATGAGCTTAAGAGAAATGTATGAAAAATGTAAGAAAGCACAGAAAGGAATTCTAAGAATGGGAGAAAGTATAGAAAGGATGACATCCCAAGCTATTTTAATTGGTAGGGGAGACCATATTAATACAAGTAGATATATTGCAGAATATAAGGAATTTTATAATTATGTGGACTTCAATCTAGACGGTGTACCGTACATTAGCGAGTTAAATAGAAAACTAAAAGGCTGCATTGATAAGGAAGGGGATAATCTTTCTTCCTTGAAAAGGCATGTCGAGAAAATTTGTGATGGAGTATGTTGTATAATTTCTTTGTATGAATTTATAGAAAAGCGGGATGCAAATAGTATTGGTTTGGATATTAAAATACCTGAAACAGATGATATTACAGAATTAAAAAAGTTTATTGATGGATTGGAATTTATTTTTACAAAATGTCCTTTTTTTCAAAATAATAAAGAAAGTTTGAAACTCCAAGCTGTAGATAATGGTTCGATATGGCTAATTTTTGGTGTTGTTGGTGTTTCAGTAGCTGCTGGAAGTGTGTTGCTAAATAATATTGTCGCGTTTATTGACAAGTGCTTTGTTGTGAAAAGTCATAAATTAACATGCGAAATGCAGAAACAACACATTGAAAATGAGGAAATGGAACAGAATGAAAAACATGAATTACTCAAAAGTGTTGACAAATTGTACAAAATTGGAGTTAAAAATGTGATAAAAGAATTGGAAGTGGGTACAGGATATCAAATACAGGATGGAGATGAAATGGGGAGAGTTGAACAGTCATTTGATAGAATGATAAAAATGCTGGATCAGGGTTTGCAAATATATTCATCAATTGACTCTCCAGAAGAAGTAAAAGCATTGTTTAAGCCTCTTGAGATGCAGTATCTATCAATAGCCAAAGGATTAGAGCGGATAGAAGAAAAATCAGATACAGAAAATGAGTAAAGAAAAGAGAGGGATAATCCCTCTCTTTGTCGAGAGGTGGAATAATGAGAAAAAGACTTTTAATACTTGCAATGATGACAAGTTTTGTGGTATTTATAACGGGATGTGAAGAGAAAGAAGTGGAGAAGTTAGAAAATAATATAATTGAACAGGATATAGGGAATCATACAGACAAAGGAACAGAAATTCAGCCTAAAACAGAAGAGGATATTTCTGAGAACGTCAATATTGACGCTCCAGCTGGATTCACTAAAATATCATCAGCGGATTATCAGAAGTTGCCGGATACTAGTGGTTTAAAAAGCAAAGTAGAAGATGCATTGGAAGAGATAGGAGTACAAGAGATTGTAGGTGCAATTTATGGAAATTATGAAAAGATAGAAGGCGTGCTCATTGTGATTGATACTTATGTTGTAACAGACATGCGAAACCTTATTGTTAGAAATCAGTATCTAAGTGATAAATGGAGTGTAACATATATTAATGATGCAGATATTGGAAACATGTATTATCCTGTTACTGGTAAGAATGCTTATGATTATGTAACAGGTGAATGCATAAATCCACAGGAAGAGACAGAAGAATTAGAATCTGAACTTGAGGAAGAAATTCCACACCGCGATGATATGTATGGTATAAGTGATAAAGATATACATGATATTGACGGTACTCTTAGCGCTAATATAGTTAGAAATGATGTGACTGGAAAGTGGAGAATATCGACTATTGCTGCAGATGTAAACTTGGAAGAGTACGCTTTAAGCTATTATAACTGGAAATTCCGGGATAATGATGAAGTCCATGGTATTGTGAATTTTAATTATAATACTACAACGTGTATTACAACAGATGGCTTTATATTGTATGTGGATGTACATGAATATGTGGAAGGAGAGGAGCATGATGCAAATCTGCTTTTCAGTGGAATGCTGTTGAAACAGTATTTTGTATATCTGGATAATGGAGATATTGAGGAAATTCAATGATAGCATTTGAAAGAGGGCTACATTTATTAGTCCTCTTTTCGCTTGGAAATTTTATACATATACTTTTAGTAAATCCCTTGATTTTTGGGCTACATATGTTATAATATACTTACGGGCTACAAAAGTGAGGTGATGAAGATGCCCGAAAGAAAAAGGATGGGCAGACCAACAGATAATCCTAAATCAAATCCCATTCATGTGCGACTTGATAATGAAAGTTTGGAAATTCTTGATAAGTATTGTAAGCAGAAAAATATTAAGAGAACAGAAGGTATTAGACAAGGGATACAATTGTTGGAAAGCAAAATGAAATGAATAGAGCGATTGCGCCCCTACCAAAGTTTGCAATCGCCCCATTTGCCAATCAACCGCCAAAAGGATTGATAAATCCATTCTATCAAATCATTGCGGCGGAATCAAGAAGAAAAGGAGCCGTATCATGAAAAATCCAAGTGTCGTAAATATCCAGGAATACAAAATCAACAAAACATATTATACTATTGGCCTACTTATAGGAGCACTGAGGGCAGAACTGGAAAACGGATCTGTAGAAATGGAATCCGTTTATGGACTTCTTACTGACAGCGTAAAATGTGCTATCAGCAATGATTTGGTATATGCAGGAGGTGCTGCCAGATGAATATCAACTGCGAATATGCCGGTCTGGGAGGGTGCTGCCTGTGCAGTGCCTGCCAGTCCATGCGGAAAACAATAGAAAGCCTTAGCAACATGAATACAGACGAAATTCTTGACAGGGAGGAGGTGAAACAGGTCTTTAGGGAAATGGAGCAGGCACTGGAAGATTGCAGGCGCGAGAAATAGAGGGGCTTTCTTCTGTTATACAACAAGAACACTCAGATGCGAGCGTGATAAGAAAAGTGATTTGCAAAATCGAGAGGAGAAAACAAGTTGGAAGAAATAATTAAAAATGCAGTAACAGAGGTAATAGCAGTACAGGAGACGCAGGAAGAATCATACAAGAGTGGTTCTGTCCGGTATATCGACAGCCGGGAAGTGGCGGAGATGGTAGGGAAGGAGCATAGAAAACTACTCAGAGATATCCGCAGCTATACCAATCAGGTTGAAGAAATAAATAAAGGGCAAAACCCAAAGACCAAAATTGGTCTCTCTGATTTTTTCATTGCATCATCATACAATGTTGAGGGACAGAGCAGATCGTACCCTTGTTATTTGGTAACAAAGAAAGGCTGTGAGTTTATAGCTCACAAGCTAACTGGAATCAAGGGAACAAAGTTCACAGCCACATACATCAATCGTTTTCATGAGATGGAAAATAAGCTGATAAGTGGTGGAAATGAAATTTCCACAGAGATTGGCGATAAGCTGGTAAAGTTTATGGAAAGTCAGCAGCAGTTCATGGAACAGCAGGCGTCGGTGAACAGGGTACAGGCAGAGTTTAACAAGATGATCATGGATTTTATGCGTGAAACGATCCAGAAACAAAACCAGATGCCCGCAATCGGATCAGTGAATCCATTCAACCCGGGTGAAAGCATCATGAAAGAGCGCATGGACACGCTGAATGAGCTGATAGACCAAACTGCAGAACTGTGCGGGTTGGAGAAAAATAAAGTGCTGCATTATATGTACCAGACATTGGAAGAAAGTATGAATGTAAATTTGAGGTCTTATCTGAATGTTTTCCAGGGAGAAAATCACGATAGAAACATATGCAATTTCCATGTGGTCTGTAGCATAGACAGATTGTATGAAAAGGCCGTAGAAATGACAAAAGATGTGATTGAGAGAAAGAAAATGTTTGGGTAAAACGAACACTCAAATGCGAGTAGAAAAAGAGTAGGTTGTAATATAGAAAATCATAGTTTAGAATGTTATATAGCCAATAAAGCATATGTCACCCCCTAAAATGGCAGTTGCTTTTCTTCCCTTAGCGCTTGGGAGAGGCTGGGTGCAGTCACTCCCAAGCTATAAGTAATAAAGCTATATAACATGGAAAGGAAGAAAGGATGGCAATATGGACCAGTAGGTACAGCAACAAACAGTTGCAGAACAATGGGTATTATCCGGTGGGAATCAGCATAGGACGGCCGAAGTTCCCCCTGGGATATACGCTGAGAGAGCAGTGCTACTCCCTGGCTCCAAAGGGATATATGCTGAAAATGGATTTGGAGAGCTTCAAGCCTGCATACTACGGCAAGCTGGAAGGGCTTGGCACGGAGAAGATCATCAGCATGGTTAATCGCCTGGACCAAAGGGCGCAGAGCGAGGGAAAAGACCTGGTTCTGCTGTGTTATGAAGATGTGAGGATACCGGAAGATTGGTGCCACAGAACAGTCTTTGCAGAATGGTGGGCGGAGAACACAGGAGAAGAGATTAGGGAGCTGCCTGATCCGACGCCTCCAAAGGAAAAGAAGAAAGCGAGAGCAGACAATGAGCAGCCTGCCAGAGCGGTAGCGAAAGAGGATAGCGGCTACCAGCAAATGAGTTTATCCAGTATGGCGGGTTTTTAACATATCATCCGGAATTGGTGTAAGCAACACGTTTCCCTCCCAGGGGAGAGTTCCTGTCCATTGCAGGATTCCGGTCCAACAACAACGGCATCGTATTCAGTGAGTACGGTGCTTTTTTTGTGCAATATGCCGAGGCGGTATCAAAAATCTCTGGGTTTATACCAGGGGAGCCGCCTCGGTTTTTGTATAGTTTCAACAAAATAAGGGAAGGAGTGACGGGCTAATGGCATTTTTTATGAATCCGGGAGCAATGTTCTTAGGGTGTCTTGGAACACCAGAGCAGCGCTTTCTTGTGAAGCTGATAGAAACAGCGGCGCAATCAGGATATACCAGGTTCGTGGAGCCGTGTGCAGGAACATTCGCTATGGCAAACCTGGCAGTACAGAATGGGTTTAAGGCAGAGCAGATTGAAACCAGCGACGTTAATATGATGTCTACGGTGCTTGGGTATGCGATTACAGGGCAGTCATTGGAGCCTCTGGAAATCCATGCACAAGGGTTTGAGGATTCAGAGTTACTGGATCCTGCAACCGCATTGTATGCTCAGTTATACCTCCGTACATCAAAGAACGCAGGCAATGATTATTTCTACCAGATGCTTACGGACCTACGCCTCAGACGGCAGGAACACGTTGACAGCATCAACCGGCAGATAGAGGTTATCAGAAATCTGCTGAAAGGAATGAGCTACCGGCCCCTGGATATGTGGGTGCATTTGGAAGAGGTACTGGACGATCCCCATGCGTTGGTTATCGCCAATCCGCCGACATACTTTTCCGGCTATGAGAAGTTCTACGACACGCAGGGTAAAATGACATGGAAAGAGCCAGAATATCAGCTGTTCGATCCGGAGACAGGACACCAGCAGCTCTATGATTTGTGCATGGATGCGAAAGCGTTGGTCCTCTGCTATCAGGAGAAGAAAGCCGGTGAAGCTGTCGGCTATACGATATTCGGCAGGCCGGGTACCAGGGCAGATTTGAACGCCTACATCACTACGAACCGGGAGGAAGAGGCCACAGCCCTTGCAAACGGAAAGAAGATCAAGCGTCCTTCAGAAAGCAAGCTAGAGCCGCTGAACTGCAGTATGCTGCCAAGAGATTGGAAGATAACAGAAGAAAGCAAAGTCAAGATTGTAATGATTGCACCAGCGAATGCGCAGTATTATCGGATGCTGTGGACGCATAATATTGTCGGTTCACTTGCGAAAAATAACTTTGCTCTTGTGATTGACGGATATGTCGCAGCAGTGTTTGGAACTTTCGTAGCAGATAGTTATGTTGCGGACAGGGAAACGGTATTTCTTTGGTATGTGATGAAAAATTCACATAAGCAGTACCGGCTAGGCCGTTTGGTATATATGTTGGCACAGAACAAGGAGTTTTACAGTGCGTTTATAGAAGAATTTCGCTATGAGAAGTTGAAAAGAATCAGAACGGCCATACTTAGTAAGTACCCAGAGAATAAAGAAGTGCGGGGCATCATGAAATTGGTAAACAGAGCCGAGGATAAACAGAACGGTTACAAGCTGACCTATGAGGCTGCTCTTGTCGAGGGAAGGACAGAACAGCAGACATTGGCAGAATGGCTAAGGAGGGAAGAGCAATGGCAGAAGAACAGAGCAAAGGCATCCAAATAGAGGGATGCTCAGTAATCTATGATATGGGTTCCGGCCTGGTGATTGCAAAGGTCCAGATTGATCAGGTCAAGGAGCAGGACATCAATGCCAGGATAATGAAGAATGAAATGCAGGATCAGCTGACAGCCAACATCATGAAGCGGGGGCAGTTGGAGAGCCTGCCATTTTTCGTCCTGAACAATGGTAAACTGGAGATTATATCGGGCCACCACAGGGTAAAGAGCGCAAGGGCAGCAGGATTGAAGGAAGTTATTGCAATTATTGACGTGTCCGGTCTAACAAGGAGCCAGATAGCGGCAAAGCAGCTGGCCCACAATGCCATATCAGGATTTGATGATGATTCTACCCTGCGGGAAATTGTGAGGATGATTACCGATGTGGACGATATGATAGAGAGTTTCGTTGGCAAGGACATTATGGAGGAACCGCTGGAACAGTATGACAAGATGCTTTCTCCGGTAGTGCAGTTTGATTTTAAGAATGTGACATTTTCATTCCTGCCGCACCAGATACAGGATATGGATGTGCTCATAAAGAATCTGGAAATCACAGCTCCGGAGATTATCGGCGTAGCGCCCTATGAACAATGCAAGAGCTTTGTGGAAACACTCAGCCGGTACCAGAAATTTACGGACATCAGGAACATCGGCGCCGCAATTCATTCCATGATACAGAACGTCAACGAGCGCATGGATGAAGTCGGATTCAATGAGGAAGAGGAATGGACCTATCTTGCGAAGCTGTTTGGCAGTAATGCGGTACCTGGAGAGTCTGCGAAGGTGATTCAGCAGGCAATCAAGAAAGCGGAGAAAGAGGGTACCGTCACAAGTAAGAACCGGTGGCAGCTCATTGAATACTTGTGTGCCGATTACCTCAGTGGCAGGTAGTTTAGTACATGGCGGCACAGCCAAAGTACAATGCCCTTTACCACGATGACTGGGCGTGGTCTATGGCCGCAATGGGAGCCACCAACGAAGAGATTGCCTCGGCAATGGGTATCTCGAAACGCACCATTATCCGCTGGGCCAAAGAACACGAGTCGTTTGGCAAAGCATTGGCAGAGGGTAAGGGCGTTTCGGATGCGAAAGTTATCCGTAGCCTTTATCAGAGGGCAACGGGGTATGACTACACCGAGGAAAAGAAAATCGTCGAGTACGATAAGGAGGGGAATGTTAAGCCTGTCAAGGTGGAGAAAACCACAAAGCACGTTCCTCCGGATGTTGCGGCGCAATGCTTCTGGCTGAAAAACCGGCAGAGGCAGAACTGGCAGGATAGGCCGCAGTATTACCTCCAGGACGGAGGCGACAACGATACGGAAGTCCATATTTACCTTCCGGACAATGGGAGGGATGATTCCGAATGAGCAGAGAAAAAATCATACTGGCACCGCAGAAAGGTCCGCAGGAGAAGTTTTTAGCTACTTCGGCGGATGTTTGCATTTATGGTGGTGCGGCTGGCGGAGGAAAGACATTCGGCTTGTTGTTGGAACCATTGAGACACATGAGGAATAAGGATTTTAATGCTGTTATTTTCCGTAGGAATTATACGCAGGTCACATCTCCAGGCGGATTATGGGATAGCAGCAGAAAGATTTATAGCCTCGTGCAAGGTTCCTATCCGTTAAAGACACCAAAACTACACTGGACTTTCGCAAAAGGGGCAACGGTCAATTTTGCACATCTTGGAAGTGACGACGATTGCCTTGACTGGCAAGGTTCCCAGATAACAATGATAGGCTTTGACGAGTTGACGCATTTCACGGAATATCAGTTTTTCTATATGATGTCCCGAAACCGGACAGATGCAGGAGTGAAGCCTTACATACGGGCAACCTGCAACCCGGACGCGGACAGCTGGGTAGCAACATTCATAGAATGGTGGATAGATCAGGAAACAGGCTATCCGATAAAGGAGCGTTCCGGGAAAATCCGCTGGATGATCCGGCTGAATGATGTTATCCATTGGGTAGACAGCAGGGAAGAAGCAGTACAGCTTGCTATGGAGAATGACATTGAGCGTGAAGAGGCTGAGAAAATGCCTAAGAGCGTGACGTTCATAGCAAGTACGCTCCAGGACAACAAAATCCTGATGAAGAATGATCCGGGGTATCTTGCAAACCTGCAGGCATTGCCGCTTGTAGAGAGGGAAAGGCTGCTACACGGCAACTGGAAGATTAAAGCAGCCGCCGGTCTGATGTTCAAGAGGACGCAGGTAAACATGGTGAGTGAAATCCCGAACGATGTCATGCTGTGGTGCAGAGGTTGGGACCTTGCTGCAACATCAGAGGACGAGGACGGAAATCCGGCATACACGGCAGGAGTGCTTATAGGCAAGAGAAGATGCGGGCGCTATATTGTGGCAGATGTCATAAACCGGCGGCTGGCCGCATCGGATGTCAGAAAGCTAATCCTTATGACCGCACAATCAGACAGGGCG